AGAAGGACGGGGATCTCTCAATTATCGAGCAGATGGGGCAGGACACGGGACAAGTGGCCGAGATCGTGAAGCGGGTCAACGAGTCGGGCTTGATGTTCAAGATCGGCGTGGACCGCGCTGGAATCGGCGGGATTCTGGATGCGATCGAGGACGTCGGCGTCGAAAACGAGCAGATTGTGGCGATCGAGCAGAGTTGGCGGCTGAACGGCGCGATCAAGACGACCGAGAGAAAGTTAGCAGAAGGTGCGTTCCATCACGGTGGCGCGCCGCTCATGGCCTGGTGCGTGGGCAATGCGAAGGTCGAGCCGCGGGGGAATGCCATTCTGATCACGAAGCAGGCGAGCGGCACGGCAAAAATTGACCCGCTGATGGCGACATTCAACGCGGTCACGCTGATGGCGCTCAATCCGGAGCCGACGCACAAGGATTACGCGCTCTACGTCTTGTAGGCTGCAACCTTTACATTCACACGAAGGCCGCTAGAGAGCGGCTTTTTTACGTCTAGGATTCCCATATGCGTCCTCCGAAGATTCAACTTGACGCGCGTCCCGACGTGCGTTTCAGACTTCCGGAAAAGGCCATTGCGCTATGGCGCAAGGATCTGAAGGGGCCGACGGAGGGCGTCACGATTCAGATTCTCGCGCCGATCGCGCAAGCGTGGGATGACGACGATCCGGTGTTCTCCGCGAAGATGATGGTCGCGGCGCTGAAAGATGCGAACAAGAGCCCAATCACGCTGAACATAAACAGCCCCGGAGGCGATGCCTTCGAGGGCGTGACTATCTACAACCTGCTTGTCGATTATCCGGCGCCGATCACAGTCAACGTGCTGGGCGAAGCGGCATCTGCCGCGTCTGTAATTGCGATGGCGGGCGACAAGATCCGCATGTATCAGGGCGCACTGTTCATGATTCATCGAGCGTCCGGACTTCTCATCGGAAACTCTGACGATGCGGAGCACTTTCGCGACGTGCTCGACAAACTCGATCGCTCGGTAGCAGAGATCTATGTAGCACGCTCCGGAAACACTACGGAGAAGGTGCTGAAACTCATGGCAGATGAAACCTGGATGACGCCGGACGAGGCGGTCGCCAACGGCTTTGCAAACGAAGTAGTAAAGCAGGAAACCAAACCAGCGAAAGCGAAACAACAGGCAGCGCCGCACGCCGCGTCAGGCATCTTGCGCCCTGTCCTGGTGACGCTCTCCAAACCCTCGCCCGGCGTCTCGGGGATCTCACTCAAAGGAACTACCATGCAAGTGACGACGAACGAGCGCATTGCGGCGCTCGAAAACAAACGCGCGGCCACGTTTGCGCGGATGCAGGAACTGGAAAAGATCGCAACCGACAAAGGCGAGACGTTCGATCTGGCGCAGCAACAGGAATTCGACACGCTCGACTCAGAGATGGAATCGCTCGACAAGCAACTGGTGGCAAGCAAGCGCATTGCGGACCTCGCGCTGCGGGCTGCGGCCACGATTACGCCGACAGTGGCAACCGATCCAGCAGTCGCATCTCAAGTGCGCGCGCCTGGCGGAACGCCGATCCTCTCGGTGCGCCAGAACGTCGAGCCTGGCGTTCCGTTCGCGCGTTATGCGATTGCGATGGCGCGGGCAGAAGGAAACAAAACGCAAGCCCTGCAGATCGTGCAGGCGACGCGGCGCTGGAAAGATACGCCGCAGGTCGAGCAGTTCCTGATGGCCGCGGTCGGCGCTGGCACGACAGGCGGCGCCGGCTGGGCTGACGACCTCGTTTATGCGCGCAACCTGACCTCGGACTTCGTGCAGTTGCTCCAAGCTGCAACGATCGTCGATCGCATTCCGGGACTGCGCCGTGTGCCGTTCGATATCCGCGTCGGCACTTTGGCCAGCGGTCTTACCGGGTATTGGGTCGGTGAGGCGCGTCCGATACCGCTGTCGAAGTTCGCGACCGATGTGTTGCCGTTGACGCACCACAAGGTGGCGGGCCTGACGCCCATTTCGCGCGAGCTTGCGGAATCGTCGGAACCGTCTGCGGAGACGCTGGTGCGCGACCTCTTGAGGGCGGCGATCGTCAAGGTCATGGATCTGTCGTTTATCGATCCGGAGCGCACCGCAGTAGCGGGAGTAAATCCGGCGTCTGTCACGAACGGCGTAACAGCCGTGTCCGTGACCGGCACCACGGTTGCTGCGCTACGGACGGACGTGGCGACGCTGATGAACAAGTTCATCACTGCGGGCATCCCTACGACTGGCGGCGTATGGATCATGACGCCTTCGATCGCTCTGGCCATATCGATGATGCAGAACGCGCTGGGGCAACCCGCTTTCGACGGGATGAATCCGGAAGGCGGCAGGTTCCTGGGCTATCCCGTTGTCGTGTCGCAAACGGCACTCACAACGGGCTCGCCGGTTGGCGGAAATCTGCTGATCTTCATCATCCCTAGCGAGATATTCATCGCCGACAGCCAGACGGTTGACGTGGTGATCAGTCGCGAGGCGTCGCTCGAAATGAGCGATGCACCGACGAACCGCGCGGACACCGGCACGGGCGCTGCGATGGTGTCGATGTTCCAGAACGATTCCCTCGCGATTCGCGGGATCCGGGACATCACGTGGGTGAAAGCCCGCGCGGCCGCGGCGCAGTTCATCGTGGATGCGGCTTACGCGGCATAGGAAACGGTCGAGGCCTTCCTCTCTCCCCTGGCCTCGATCTTTGGGATGGCCCGTCTTCTTCTATGGCGGGCCTTTTTTCGAGGGCATTCCCCTGAGTGCCTTGGAAGGAAGCCAATGAAATACATCGCGAACAAGTCAATCGAGCGGTTTACGAAGTTCAAGGAAGGCGACGAGGTTGTAGGCATTGCTTACGAACAACTGAACGTCTTGGAACTGCTGGGGCATGCGCGGAAGGTGGAAGACGAGCCGGCGCAAGCGAGCGTTCCACGAGTAGAGGTAAAGCCTGAATCGTCACAGGACGTTACGAAGCAAAAGCCGGAGTCGGGCGCGCAGCGTCGAGTGGGCAGGCCGCCGAATGCGGAGCGCGAGCCTCGAGCAATAGGCGCCGCAATGACGAAGAAGCCCGATGCCTGAAGGCATGCGGTTTGATCCGAGCTCGGCTAGTTGGAAGCCGGTACCCGGTCCTGTCGCGTCGATGGCCGCAGTGCCGATCAGTACGCCGCAGAACCAGCCCGGGCTTGTCGTGCATCACCATCACGACGTGCACGAGCCGTGGACGGGCGCATTTCAGCAGGGGTATCAGCCTGCTCGAAGGGAGAGTATTGCGGCATTCGGTCCCGTGTACGCCTGCGTCTCGCTCATCACGGGAGACATCGCAAAGTGCCCGATACGGCTGGTCGAGAAAACCAGCGATGGGGTATGGGTCGATGCGCATTCACCGGCCTTTTCGCCCGTGCTGCGCAAGCCGAACCGCTATCAGACGCGGATTCAGTTTCTGCGCTACTGGATGAGTTCTAAGCTGTTTTACGGCAACACGTATATTCTGAAGCAGCGGGACGATCGAAAAGTCGTCATCGGCCTATACCCTCTGCACCCGGCTAACGTGACACCTAGGGTCACGGACGACGGGGATATTTACTACGAGATCGGCGCCGACAACCTGTCGGGAATCAAGCAGTCGATCCCCGTTCCAGCTAGCGAGATCATCCACGATCGGATGAATGCGTTTTTTCATCCGCTCTGTGGCATTCCTCCCATTTACGCCTGCGCCATGACGGTGGCCCAAGGCCAGAACATCCAGAACAACTCTTCTACTTTCTTTAGCAACATGAGCCGCCCGTCCGGGATATTGCTCGCGCCTGGAACAATAACGCCGGAGCAGTTGGTGAGCCTCAAGACGCAGTACGAACAGGCATTCCGCGGAGTGAACTTGGGGCGGCTTATGGTCGCGAGTAACGGCATGACGTACGAGCCTATGTCGATGCCAGCCGAGCAGGCGCAACTTATCGAGCAACTAAAGTGGACGGTCGAGGACTGCATTCGCCCGTTCCTCATGCCGCCGCACAAGGTAGGGGCTGGAAATCCGACGGTGGCTAACGCCGCGCAATACAACGTCGAGTATTACGCTAATTGCGTGCAGCAGCACATGGAAGATATCGAGTTGTTGCTGGACGAAGGGCTGGGCCTGGGTGAAGGCTTCGGCAACGCTTACGGCGTATGGATCGACGAAAAGAATCTGATGAGGATGGACCTTCTCGCACAGATGGATGTGCTTGGGAAAGGCACGTCGGCATCGATTCTCGCGGTAAACGAGGCGCGCAAAGAGCTTAACTACGCGCCTGTAGAGGGTGGCGACGAGCCGCTTTCTCAGCAGCAATACTGGCCGCTCTCGATTTTGCAAGACCGGCCCGCGCCGTCGGATGCTGTCGCGCCCGCGACACCCATACCACAACCTGAAGAAGACGAAGAGGAAACAGCCCAAGCCGATATGCGCGCAGCACTGATGACGATGCGCGAGGGCTTCGCTCGTGCCGCTTGAAGGAGCGAAGTTCGGAGCAGAGGTAGTCCTACTCGTCCGGGAATTCGTTGCGCGCGCTCTCGGTACGTTCGGGGAGCAGCTCAAGGCGTTCGGAACGCGGATCGATGCGCTCGAGCAGCGCGCGCCGATAGTTATGCAGGGTGAGCGCGGCGAGAAAGGAGAACGGGGTGAGGAAGGTGCACAAGGTGTCGCAGGACCTCCGGGCGAACCGGGTGCAGCGGGACGTGATGGAACAGATGGAAAAGATGGCGAAAGTGGCGCGCAGGGTGAGCGCGGAGCGGAAGGTGCGCCGGGGCGTGACGGGGATCCGGGGGCAGCGGGGCCGGTAGGCCCGCAGGGAGAGAAAGGCTTAGACGGGAAGGACGGAACAAGCATCACGCTTGAAGACGTACGCCCGATGCTGGCGGCCCTCGTATCAGATGCGGTTGC